ACTGTTAATAGTTCCACTGCGCTGACGATTACAGCGAACACATTTGTGACTTTCAGTGGTGCAGCCAGTCTGGGTGGTAATATTACCAGCACGATCCTGAACGCTGAGTTCCAGATCACCAAAGTCGTTAGTAATACGCAGTTCCAGGTAGTCATGTCTGTTGCTGCGAATTCCAGCGATACAGGCACGGGCGGCAGTTCAACGGTTGGTGCTTTCCAATTAAACGCTGGGCCGACTCAGTATTCGGTCGGTGTGGGTTGGGGCGCTGGTGGTTGGGGCGGCAGTACTCCGGGCTTTGCGTCTACCGGCTGGGGTCAGTCTACGGGCGGCTATCAACTGCGCTTGTGGAGCCAGTCTAACTACGGTGAAAACTTGGTCATGAACCCCCGTGGCGGGGCTCTGTACTACTGGGTGACCTCCTCGTCACCTTCGAGCTTTTACCGTGCGCAGGTTCTTTCGCCGACCAACACCACTTATTTCAACGGTGACGCAGGAAACGCGCAGTATTGGAAGACAGACAGCTACTGCCCAACGATCGCCAACTTTGTGCTTGTCTCGGATCAGTCTCGGTTTGTGATTGCGTTTGGTACAGATAACAACGGCAACGGCACTCAAGACCCCATGCTGGTCTCTTGGTCAGACCAGTCAGATATTTTGACGTGGACACCTCAATCCGGCAACCAAGCCGGTAACTACCGCCTCTCCCAAGGTTCTTCAATTATTACAGCCGTTCAAGCCCGCCAAGAAATTTTGGTGTGGTCGGATACCTCGCTGTATTCCATGCAGTACCTTGGGCCACCGTATGTGTGGGGATTCCAGATCATGGGCTCCAACGTGTCCATCGTCTCGCCTAACGCTCGGGTGGTGGCAAACAACAACGTCTACTGGATGGGTGTTGACAAGTTCTACATGTATAACGGTACGGTTCAAACGCTGCCGAGTACCTTGCGTAAATACGTGTTTGAAAATATCAACATGCAGCAAGCGTTCCAGATTTTTGCGGGCTCCAATGAGGGCTTCAGTGAAGTTTGGTGGTACTACTGCTCGGCAAACTCAAACACCATCGACAGCTATGTGATCTACAACTACGTGGATAACACTTGGGCCTACGGCTCGATGGCTCGTACGGCATGGACTTACAGCCCCCTGCGCGGCCTGCCAGTGGCAACGGGATATAGCAACGGCGGCAGCACCAGTGGTAACCTGATTTATCACGAATCTGGAGTGGATGATGGCACAACTAACCCCGCTTCTCCTATCAATGCTTACATCCAATCATCCGACTTCGATATTGGTGATGGTGACAAGTATGGGTTTGCTTGGCGCATGATTCCTGACGTATCGTTTGATGGCTCAAACGTGAATGATCCGTCCATGTATATGACGCTGCTGCCTCGTCAAAACCCCGGCGCTGCTTACAGCACCACTATTTACCCAACGGTTGCCAGCACCCAAGACTACACAGCCGCGCCTTTTTACGGCACACAGCAGTTCACCCAACAGATCAACATTCGGGTGCGCGGTCGTCAGATTGCGGCGGTGTTCGGTTCCAACACGCTGGGCACGCAGTGGCAATTAGGAGTTGCCAGAATGGATGTGCGTCTTGATGGCCGCCGAAGCTAGGAGTAAAAATGGCAAATGCAAACGTAACGCAGCCCCGACTGCAAAGTGCTCCCGCAGAATACGACCAAGCGTGGATGAACAACTTGGTTAGCCAGTTGCGCTTGTACTTCACTCAGCTCGATAATGCTGGGCCGATGGTGGCGGCGTCGTCAAATATTGGCACAACCAGTGTAAAGTCTGGTTTAACCTTTTCCCATCCTGATCCGAGTAACCCAAATAAATTCGTTTCCAGCTTGCCAACGCAGGCGGATTTGTCTAACCTACGCAGTGGGGACGTTTACTACGACACTTCTGCCAGCAACGTACTGAAGATCAAACCATGAGCTTACAAAACTTAGCCCGTCAAGTCGCCGCCCAGGGTCGCGGTAACGATACACAGCTTGTCCACATGTCCACCCAAGAGGTGGCTGGTCTTCAGGCTCTTGCAGCCCAACATGGTATGCGTCTGCCCCGCAATCCTCAGACTGGTCTGATTGAGGCTAACTTCCTTGACTCAATTCTGCCTACTATTGCCGGTATTGGACTGATGGCATTTGCTCCAGAGGCAATGGGTGCTCTGGGCGGATTCTTTGGTGGCGGTGCTTCATTGGGCGCTGGTTTGGCTGTTGGCGCTGCTGATACCTTGGCCACCGGTAGCTTGAAGAAAGGTCTTGTAGCTGGTTTGGGCGCTTACGGTGGTAGTGAGATTGGTAACGCATTGTCTGCCGCTGCGCCGACAACGACTGCCATTTCTGCCGCTCCTACGGTGGGTGAATCTGCTGGTATGCAAAATGCCGGTGATGTGCTACGTGCGGCTCAGAATTCTGCTCTGGCATCTCCCGTGCCGACCACTATGGGTCCTATTCCCACTGGTATGCAAAGTGCTGACGAAGTATATAGAGCGGCTCAGGGCATTCCTAGCGTTACAGCAACTTCGTCAACAGGTTTGCAAAATGCCGGTGATGTGTTGCGTGCTGCACAGGGTTATCCAAACGTAGTGGCTCAAGCTGTTCCGAACGTGGCGGAAGTTTCTCAGATTCCAATTACAGCAACCAGCTCTCAGCTTGAAACTGCCGCTCAGGCGCGTGATGCTTTGAGTCCGGCAACTTCGACTATTAGCAAAATGGGTCAAGGCCTTGGTAGCTTGGGAACCACAGAAGGTCGCTCGGCATTCATGGGTGCGCTTGGCAGCTCCGGTCCTTTTAGCACTCCTGGCTATAACCAGATGTTTGCCGCAGGGTCGGCATTGGCTCCATCTATCATGAACACGCCAACATACGCACCAAGCTCTGCTCAAACGAATCTGCAGAATACTGTGCGCCCTTGGTCGTTTAGCCAGACGGCCAATCCTGCTGGCATGGGCACGACCTACATGCAGCCTTTGACTCAAACTTGGACTGCTGGCCAGCCTTACAACGCGATTACAGGTCAGCCTATGGCAGGTGGCGGTTTAACAGCCGGATCTACGCCTGGAGAAGGATTGCACCGTACTGTCAGCCAGATGCGCGGCGTCGAGCGTCTGATGAAATATGCTGATGGTGGCATCTCTAACTTGGGCAGCTACTCTGATGGCGGCCAACTGTTGCGCGGTCCTGGCGACGGCGTGTCGGACAGTATCCCTGCCCAGATTGGTCAGCACCAGCCTGCACGTTTGGCTGAAGGCGAGTTTGTGGTTCCTGCCCGAATTGTTTCTGAACTTGGTAATGGTTCCACCAACGCTGGCGCTAAGCAGCTCTACGCCATGATTGATCGAATCCAGAATGACCGTAGGCACACCTTGGGTAGCAAGCACGCTTACGCTAATGATACTAAGGCTGCGAGAGCATTGCCCGCATGAAACTGCAGCATGTAGCGACTGATCTGGTCCATCAAGTATGGCCGTCAATTGTAGGGATGGTGGATAGGGCCAACGAGTTTGGCGGTGATGATTACACGACAGATCAGATTAAGGTCTATCTGGCGACGGGACAGTGGACTTTAGGCGTCTTTGTGGACGATGAAAATGTGATTCGCGGTGCGGTCAGTTTATCGTTTATCAACTACCCCAATGACCGTGTTGCGTTCATTACGTTTATTGGTGGGAAGAATATTTTTACAGAAGATCTGTCTGAGCAGCTGAAAGTATTTGCCAAGAATTTTGGTGCGACTAAACTACAGGGTGCGGTCAGAGATTCGGTGGCTAAGCTTGCAAAGCGGCTAGGCTATTACAAACGGTATACGACCATTGAAATTAGGATTTGAGGTGAGTTATGTTTAAAGAAATGCTGAAACTTTTGATGCCCGACTTCAAATTCTATTTGGGTGGCGGCGGTGGCGGCAGTTCTTCTACGCCTTCTTCGATGCAGTCTACCTCCGGTGTGCTTGCTCCCTATGCGGCAACGACGGGTCAGAACCTATTGGGAATGGCTGCTGGCCTGGTTGGTGTTCCATCCACCACCGGCGGCACCAGCAATGGTTTGACACCTTATCAGCCTTACACCGGCGGGCAAGCTGGTCCCAGCGGTCAGGTGGCAGGCTTTAGTAATCTGCAGAATCAATCCTTCAATGCTGCCGGTAACATGCAGGTAGCCCCTCAAATCGGCAATGCCAGCACGATGGCAGCCACGGCAGGCATGAATGCGCTGAATGCCCAGTACGGCGGTCAGCAATACGGCAGTACATATCAGAACCAACCCGGATATAACCCTGGCCAGTACAGCATGATGGTTGCTCAGGGGCCAAGCCTGCAGAACTATCAGATGCAGAACCCTGGTAATATTACCGGCGTTCAGGCTCAGTCTGCCCAAATGGGTAATGCGCCCCAAGCGTATGCTCAGAATGCCAATGCTACCAGCGTAAACGCCGCCCAAGGCCAAGCTGCTCAGGCTGGTGCTGCGCCTACCATTAACGCCGCAGGATTTAATCAGCCTGGTAACGTTACCGCCCAGCAGATCAGCGCACTGAATCCCAACTACTTCCAGATGCAAGCTGCCCAAGGCGTGTCTGGGCCTAGCCTTCAGAACTATCAAATGGGTCCCGCCTCGCAAGTGCAGGCTCAAGACTTTACGTCGCCCGGAACTGTTCAGCAGTTCATGAACCCCTATCTTCAGGCATCGTTGGCTCCGCAAGAGCAACTGCTTGCACAGCAACAGGGCCAACAACAGGCTGCAAACCAAGCGCGTCAGACCCAAGCCGGTGCCTTTGGTGGTAGCCGTGCCGCCGTGGAAGATGCCCTGCAGAACCAATCAAACCAGCTGGCCATGTCCAACCTGATTGGTCAAGGTTACAACACTGCCTACGGTCAGGCAGCTCAGCAGTTCAACGCCCAGCAACAGGCTAACCTGCAAGCACAGCAAGCCAACCAACAAGCTGGTCTTACCGTGGGTCAGCAGAACCTTGGAGCTAACTTACAGACTCAGAATCTGGGCGCTACGTTGGGCCAGCAAGCCGCTCTGGCAAACCAGTCAAACCAACAGCAAGCCAATTTGCAGAATCTGTCGGCTAACTTACAAACTCAAGGCTTACAGGCTCAGACTGGTTTACAGGCTCAGCAGTCAAATCAATCGGCCAACATGCAAGCTGGTCTGGCAAATCAACAGATGGGCTACAACACTGGTCTGCAGAATGCCCAGTTGGCTCAGCAAGCTGCTTTGGCTAACCAGTCTTTGGCTGGTCAGTACGGTTTGCAAAATGCGTCTATGGCTCAGCAAACTGGCATCGCTAATCTGTCGAACCAACAGGCTGCCAACTTGGCTAACCAGCAATACGCCAACCAATTTGGCTTGGCTAATCAGGCTGCACAAAATCAGTTCTCTCTGGCCAACCAAGCTCTGGCTGGTCAGTATGGTTTACAGCAAGGTCAGTTCAATCAAGCGGCCAACATGAACACCGCTGCCAACCAGCAGGCGGCTAACCTTGCCAATCAGCAAATGGGCTACAACGTTGGCAATACCAACTTGCAGGCTTTGCTCGGCGTTCAGAGCTTGGGATCCGGTCAGAACATGCAATCGCAGTTGGCCAACCAAAGCACCAATTTGGCAACGCAACAAGCACAGCAGGCGGCTAACCAGTTTGGCTATTCGCAACAAATGCAAAACGCTTTGAATGCTGCCAACTACGGTCAGCAAGCTAATGCGCTTAATGCCAACCAGCAGCAGTTTGGTGCCAACTATTACATGCAGGGTCAGCAAGCGGCCAATACGGCGGCAGCTAACTTGGGTAACTTGGGTAACACTCAGTATCAACAGCAGACTGGTATTGCTAACTTGCAGAACCAGTTGGGCGCTCAACAGCAACAGTACCAACAAAACTTGGATACTGCTGCTTACCAAAACTACCTCAACCAACAACAGTTGCCATATCAGCAGCTCAGCTTCTTGAACAGCATCATGAATGCTATGCCAACCAGTGGAAGCACTACCAGCATCTACTCCAATCCTTCGCCCATTTCTATTGCGGCTGGTTTGGGTACAGCGGCTATTGGTGCTAGTAAACTTGGCGGCAAGAAGGGCGGCGGCGTAGTAGAGGGCGGTATGCGTAAGGGCGGCTTGGCTGCACTGGCTGTTTCCAAATTGCACTAAGGATTAAACATGGCGACTTCACCTAACGCGATGATGGGACAGGTGGCACCTGGTGCTCCGTCAAATTTATCTCCTTCTGTCATTGCTCAGCTGCAGCAGGAAATGATGGTTATGCCGCTGGACCAGCTTCAGCAGTATGCCCAACAACACATGGACGACCCCGTCTACGGTCCTACGGTTGTATCGATGGCGTCGTATGTCGCCAACATGAAGAAGTCTGCCCAGGCTCCTCAAGTTAACGCTACCCAGCCTACCGTGGCCCAACAGGCCGTGCAAAACATTGCTCCTCAACAAGCGCCTCAAGGTATGCCCATGCAGGCTCCTCAGGCGCGCCCTACCCAAGGACCGGTAACGCCTGCCCTGCCGGAAGATCAGGGTATTGGTCAGCTGATGGCCAAGAACATTGAGAACATGGCTGGCGGCGGTATTGTTGGTTATGCGGGCGGTGGTCATGTTCCAAGCTATGCCGGAAGCACTGACGGTAGTTTGGTAACAGGGACGAGTACTGGAGATATCAACTCTCGGTTCTCCAACTTGGCCTCGCAGGTAAATCAAGCTCAGAATCAATTGGCGGGCGCTTATGCCTCTGGCGATCCTCAGTCCATATCCCTGTATCAATCTCGTCTAGCAGATCTGAAATCTCAACTGAATAATCAGGCTGGTAATCAGGCGGACCTATTGCTTAGGCAGAATCCTCAACCAATGGGTGCAGCCATTCCTACTACGGCTCCTGCAACGGCGGCGGCTATGGCGGCTCCTCCTGGTGAAGCTAGTAATGCGTCGCCTACTACGCCTGCGCCAGCCCCTGCTGCTGCACCGGCAACACCCGGAGCAACTGGTAATATTACCAGCGGCAACTCAGCAATGAGTCAAGGTTTGGGATCGTTTGTATCGCCCACCGGTAAGATGATTGCAGATGCCAAGAAAGCCTTGGGTGATGATGCTAATATGACTTTGAAAGATCACGTTGCTCAGGCCCAAGGTATGCTGCCTCAGGTATATAGCTCTGATGATGCTGATCTTGAGATCCAAGCACAGAAGTTTAGAGATGCTGTGGGCGGTGATCCTGCATTCAAGAAAGACCTTGACCGACTGGATAAGTTGGATAGCAAGTTGGAAAAGAACAAGCAAGATTCTGTTGGAATCAATACCTTGTTGGCTGGCTTGAGCATGATCAGGTCTGGTAATCCTTGGGAGGCTATTGCACAAGGTGCGGGCACTGGTCTCAAGAGTTACAAAGATGATATGGACAAGATTGACAAAGCCCAAGAAGAGCATGAAAAGATGCGTCAGAACTTGGATGTTGCGGCTATGGCTAACAACATGGGCTTTACCCGTATGGCTGCTGACAGCGTTAAGGAAGCCAAGTCGGCTCAGGTTCGCTCGGCTGAAGCTGCTTTGAGTGCGGGCTCTCATGCTTTTGATGCTGAGCAGCAACGCATGACTACTTTGGCAGGCGAAAATATTCGCGGTCAGTATGGTCTGCAGCAAGCGGCAATTGGTGCTAATGCTCCGTCTCAAGAAATCAAAACCTTGTCGGCATTCGCAAGCAATCCGCAGTTGGCTGAGCAATACAAAAACTCGCCTCAGTATCAGGCCCAGTTGCGGAATGATATTGTGAGCGCCATGAATACTGCACAAAAGACGCTTGGTGATTTGACTGCCAGCGAAGATGACCGCGCAGAGGCTCGCAAGAAGATTGTTGGCTACCAGAACCAGCTTCAAGCAATGTTCAATCAAAATGCACCATTACCGGCTGGCCTGCCGACTGGCGCAAAGTTTGTGGGCACCAGCGGTGGCAAGCGCGTATATGAATTGCCAAACGGTAAGCAAGTGGTTGAACAATAAAAGGATCGGTCATGCCGTTTCAAGAATTTACGGGGCAGTTGGATGCGCCTTCGATGGCCCCCAAGTGGCAAGAGTTCAATGGAACCCTTGACGATTTAACTCCCAAGGCCGTCCCCAAACCGGAGGCTCCTAAGCCACAGGCTGGTTTGATGAGCGAGCTGGAGCGCGGCGGTCATGAGATCTACTCTAATCTCCGCACGGCGCTCACTGCCCCGTTCGTTGGCTCTGATGTAGCCGCTCGGGCCGGTGCAGAGCGTGCAGAGGAATACAACAAGACTGCCGCTCCCTCGGTGGATGTGCTGGGCGATATCCAGAAAGCGTACCAAGAGAAGGGCATCCTAAGCTCTATTGGCGCTGGCTTAAAAGACCTGCCTGCTTTGGTGGGCCAGGTTGCTCCTACGGTGGCTGAGTATGGTGCTGCTGAAGCGCTGCTGCCCGTGGTTGGTCCTGCTGCTTTGTTCTTGGCTCAGCACTACGGTCAAAACGTCGCCCAGACTGCGGCCACTCAGATGGCTCAAGGTCGTGATGTGGATGTGGATTCCCTGAAGGCGCTGGGTTATGCCGTGCCTCAGGCCGCTCTGGACGTGGCACATATTTCCATTCCTCTTGGTAAGCAAGTCATCGGCAAGATCTTTGGCAGAGGCGTAGAGGAAGCTGTTGAGAAGGGTGCGATGAGCGAGGCTGAGAAGCTGGCTCAAGAGCAGCTGGCCAAGAAGAGCTTTGGCGAATCCATTCAAGACGGCCTCAAGACTGGTTTGGTCAGCGGCGTGCCCATCATGGTAGCGCAGACAGCCTTGGAACGCGCATACAACGGCGATAAGCTGTTCGACGATGATGCCCTACACCAATACGGTAGCGCTGCTTTAAGTGGCGCTCTGATGGCTCCTATGGGCGTGCTCGGTGCTTTGTCCGAGAAGAGCCAAGCTGCCAAGGCTGTAGGCGAGCGTGATTCCGCTGCCGCCAAAGCTGCTGCTGAGGCCGCTGAAGCTGAGGCAAACAAGCCTGAGAATCTGCTCAAACTGCACGAAGATTTCCAGAATGCCAAGGCGGAGCAGGCTGATCTGCGTAACCAGATTCCAAGCAAGCCTAAGAAGGATGCGCCCGAGGAAGAGGTCCAGGCTTACAACGATGCCAAGACTGCTGCCGATCAGCATTTGAACGACGTTCTCAAGCCGTTGAAGTTGGAATTTGACCAGCGCAAAGATGCCATCATGCCGGTGGTATTGGCCGACCAAACGGCCAAGATCAATGCTGCGGCTCAAGCCCAGTCGGCTATGGAGACGGCTATCCCTCAAGAGACGGCTGCTGCTCCTATTAACAATGCCCCTCCGATTACACGCGCTACCTTGCCCGGTCGGGACATGGCCGCTCAGCTCACTGGTAACGTTGGCTTCAATCAGAACCTGTTGCAGGCTGGCCGTGAAGGCGCAGAACAGCGTGATGTTGCCACCCAGAATGCCATGCGCGTTGCTGCTGATAAACGTGCCAACCAGATCCTGAGCACGACGTTCAGCAACGACCCTGCCATGAATATCATGAAGCAGACCTCGGCCCTGAAACAGATGGGCTATGAGGCCGTGCCGGACAAGAAGGGTAACCTGGTAGCCAAGCCTATCGCTGAGCCCGCACCAGTTGAGGCGCCAGCACCAACTGCTCCGCTGCAAGCCAACCCTGAGACCATGCGTGCAAACTTGGAAGCACCTGCTGGCCAAGCCAATGCCGCCTTCATGCAAGCTGCCAGAGAGGCGCGTGAGGCTACTGCCAAACGTGATGCTGCCGCTCAGAAGGCGCAGGAGCAGGCTAAGCAAGCTCAGGCTAACCAAGTCCTGTCCACCACGTTTAGTCCCGATCCATCTATCAATGCGCTGCGTCAGAACGCCGCCTTGAAACAGTTGGGTTATGAGTCTGTGCTGGATAAAAACGGCAAGCAAGTTGCTCGTCCAGTGGTAACGTTACCACCTGAGCTCGCTCCTGAGCCCGCACCAGCCCCTGCTCCGTCGCCCGTTGGTAATGCTGACGCCTTGCGCGCACGTCTGGCCACTGCTGGTAACGAAGCCAACCAGAATATGCTGCAGGCTGCCCGCGATCGACTGGCCGCCCTTGAGAAACAGAAGGCTGCCGACACTACCGCCCAAGCTCAGAACATTGTCAAGAGCACGATGAGCGCTGATCCGGCGATCGATATTGCCCGTAAGAAGAGCGCCCTGGCTGAGATTGGCCATGAGTTGGTTCAAGATCCGAAGACCGGCGAGATTACAGCGCAACCCATCAAGGAAGCTGCTCCCGAGATGTCAGACGTTCGTAAGAATGTTTTGAGCCGTCAGTACGACGAAGAGTTCAAGAGCCTTTTCCCTGATCATGAGCCTGAGCATTTGGAACAGTTCCGCTCCATGCCTGCTGAGTCCAAGGATGCCTTCTTGCAGTTATTCTCTGATGCCAAAGAGCGTCAGACCATAGAGAATCCTTCGTTTGACGAGTTGGCATCTAAGCAGACTAAACCTGTCGCTGGGCCAAAGAACGTTCCCGAGAATCCTGATGTTGTTGAATCATCCAAAGAAAGCAAACAGCTGACTGCCGATATCAACAAGCTGAAGAACAGCAAAGACAACTTAAAGAACGCGCTGAAGGGTTCGTTGAATGCCAATGACGCTACCGATGTAAGCCCTGAGAAAGATTTCCTGCGTTACTTTGCCAGCAAAGACGGTCGAGGCCGGTCTATTTCCGAATTGGTTTCAGACAAAACGTTGGATCGTTTCTTGCCAGAAAATATGCGCCCAGGCTCTGATGACTTTGACGCTCAGGTCTCGGAGGAGTACATCAAGCAAAAGCTGCGTGATGAGGACTACGCAACCCCTGAGGATGCACAAGAGATCAGCAGGTTGAGCGATCAGAAGTGGGAGCTGGAAAGCTATCTCGAAGAGCAAGAGCGTGCCAAGAAGGCCAACGAATCTGTAGCTGGAATTTCTACCGAAGTAACGCCTGAGGGTTTACCCGTACGTACAGATAATCTGTACCGTGTGCAGGGCGAGGCCAAGGGCGTGCCGGTTAACTTGGTACAAAGACTGGTTAACCAGATCAGAGAAGGCTGGGCGAATGCCCCTGAGATACAAGTTCACGCCGATGAATCTACTTTGCCTGATCACATTCGTGCCCAAGCTGAGCGCGATAAGGTGACTGGCCAGATCCCTGGTGTCTACGATCCCAACTCCAAGATTGTTCACATCGTCAGCAGTAACTTGGCAGATGTTAAAGATCTGTTTGCCACTGTGGCCCACGAAGCAGCAGGCCACTTTGGTTTGCGCGAGATGCTGGGTGACCAGTATGGCCGCACGATGGACAAGATCTACGAAGGCAACAAGGCCGTTCGTGAAGCTGCTGATGAGAAGCTGAAGGGCTCTAACCTGTCGCGTCAGGTGGCCACAGAAGAAGTCTTGGCGGAAATGGCTGAGAGCGAGAAGACCTCGACACCGGCTGAGCGCAGTGCCCTGAAGCAGATCTATGACACCATTCGTCGCTGGGTCTACGACAAGTTTGGTATTGGCGGGATGACCGACAATGACGTTAAGCAGATCGTTGCTAATGCCCGCAAGTTTGTGGTCGAGGGCGGTGAGAAGGGCGCTGGTAATATTACCAGTGAAGCCGTTTACCGTACCAAGTACAACCCTGGCTTCGAGAAGGCTGCTGACCTGACCAAGAAAGTCTTGTCGTCTGAGCGCCCATTCATGGAGCAGTTTAATAAGACTGCCTTTGGCCGTGCGTCGCTTGGCTGGATCCAGAAAGTCCAAGATCAATACCGTCCTTTCCTGAAGCTTACGCAACTCAAGGATGCCAATGGCCAACGGTTGATCGGCGACTCGGCTGGTAACCAGATGATGTCTGACCTGCGGTTCTATCAGCAGCGTCTGAACTTCTTGGGTGCCGTCATCCAGAACGGTGCCTTGACATTCAAGAAAGGCGTCGTGGATGGCGCTAAGCGTTCGCTCTACGAGACCGATGGCAAGGAAAGCCTGAAGCAGGTCTTTACTGAATTGCGCCCTGCAGACAAGATTACCGGCAGCCGTGAAGCTACCAATGCCTTGTATTCGCTGTGGGCTATTGCCGAGCGGGTGCGTAAGGGCGGCGCTACGCTGGAGCAGTTGAACTTTGACCCGAACATCGTCAATGCCAAGTCGCTCAAGGCGGCGATGGATGAGATTAAACAGCATCCTGAGCTGATCAAGACGTTCGAGAGGGCCAACGAAACCTATCAGAATTTCAACTCCAACATGATGAAGTTCGCGGTGGATGCTGGTGCTATTCCCAAGGCTACTGCCGACAAGCTGTTGTCGCGTCGGGACTACGTTCCTTACTACCGCGAAGAGCCTGATGGAACTATTTCCATGATGTCCAATGGTGAGTCGATCTTTAAGGTTGGCAACATCAAGACCCAGCCTGAGTTGAAAGCTCTGATTGGCGGCGACCAGCGGATCTTGGACTTTGCTGAGAGCTCTGTGCGTAATGCCAACATGCTGCTAAGCATGGGTATGCGTAACCAGGCGGTTAAGAATTCTATGTTTGAGCTGCAGAAGATCGGCTTAGTCGATATCCGCGACAAGGCTCCGAAGAACATGGAAAAGGCCGTGGAGTTCAAAGTCCAAGGCAAGAGCAAGTATGCCGTCTTTGACGACGCCGCTACTGAGAAGCTGAACATTCCTACCCAGTTATTCATCAAGGGCTTGGAAGGTGTTCCAACACAGATGAGCACATGGCTCAAGGTGATGAGCATTCCCAGTACCGTCCTGAAAGAAATGTTCGTTGCCAACCCCATCTCGGCAGCGCGTATCGTTTTCAAGGATACGATGTCTTCTGCCCTGGTGGCGGGCTCTGACTTTGGCAAGATCGTTGATTCCTTGCAGAGCGTTAAAGACGGTTTGATGGTCAAGCGTGGCCTGTCGGGCGGTCAGTTGTTCACTGGCCAACCAGAAGAGATTGCCCGTGTGCTGCGTCAGGCTCAAGCCGGTGGTGTTAACGCTTCCAGCGCCTTGGCTATGGCCCATGCCTTGCACGCTCAAGCCGATGCTGCGACCCGCCAGATTCGCTATGACAGCTACCTGCATCAAGGTCTGAATGAGTTTGACGCCAACCTGATGGCGCTGGAGTCGATGAACTTTACCAAGCGTGGTTTGTCTCCCAGCATCCATATCTTGAATGCGCTGAACCCGTTCATTAACTCTCAGATCCAAGGCGTCAATACGTTGATCGCAGCCATTCGTGGCGAGATGCCTATGCAAGAGCAGCTGCGTATTAAGCAGAAGATCCTTGCTCGCGGTGCGATGATTGCTGGCGCGACAATGCTTTACTCTGCGCTTATGCAGGACAACAAGCACTACCGTGACGCCATGCCGGACCAGAAGTATTCCAACTGGTACATGCCCTTCCCAGGCTTGGAAGAGCCGGTAAAGATTCCAATTCCGTTTGAAGCCGGTATGCTGTTCAAGTCGGTGCCTGAGGCGATGGTCGAGCTGTTCATGAAGCACGACAAGTCGGCGATCGACGGCCTGAAGATGACGGCCATGCGGATGATCCCCGGCCTTGAGACTTCTGCTGTGGCTCAAGCTGTTCGCCCTGGCTTGGAGGCTTACACCAATACATCCTTGCAGACTGGTGAGACGATCCAGAGCGAACGTGAGTTGAAGATGCTTCCCGGCGAACGTATCCGTCCTGGCACTTCTGGCATTGCTCAGGAGATTGGTGGCGCTTTGAATCTGTCACCCGTCATGATCGATCACGTCATTGGTGGATACACCAGCTCGATGGGCATGGCTCTGATGCACATTACTGATGGCATCGTTGGCTCCAAGATGCAGGGCGCTCCGGTGGCCAGCGACTTGTCTCAGACGCCTGTGATTGGTTCGCTGTTCGCTCGGGACGGCGGGGCTATTTTGCAGGAAGCTATGGGCAAGTTCCATGACTTGGAAGAAGTGAAGAACACTTTCACGTCTTTGAAGAATGCTGGCCAGACTGATCGGGCGATGGCTTTCTTGCGTCAACACCAAGAAGAGTATGCCAAGGCTGCGATGGCCACGTCTGCCCAGAAGCAGATTGGTCAGTTCACCAAGCAGATTGAAATGGTTGTGGCCAACAAAGACATGACCGGAGAAGAGAAGAAGCGACGCATAGACCAGATTAAGGAACAGCGCCGCGACTTTGCTGAAAAGATGTTGGCTCGGGTGAGCTAACTGGAATTATTACCACTCAGCGGATTCTGGATAGTTTTCCATGAGCCGCTGGATGGTAACGTTTAGGGCGTCGAGCTCATCCATTTTGGCGATGATCCATGCCCGCTTCTCGCCGTGGATACCCATCTTAGGTCCTTGGTGGCAGTCGTAACAGAGGGCGATGCACGTGTACTGACTGCGCTGCCGGAAGTGGTGGGCGGCGCTGGGTCCAGGTGCATTGCATACTGAGCACGGGAGAAGCTTCACCCTTTTGAGATGACGCCTCTCCTTTGCGCTTAGCTTGTTATTCACTTAATCCGTTCCTCAAGGCACGCTCTGGCCGTCTCATAGGCGCGGATAGCTTTCCCTTTTGAGGTGTAGCTATCGTCGTAGCCCATGAGGGCGAACGCTGCGAAGAAGTCCAGCAGTGTCATTTCCTCGATGCTGGGGACCGGCGGTGGTGCCGCCAGTGCCTCAAGGCCTTCAAGCTTTGGCTTGCTCATAGCCTGCCTCGTTGGTCAGTTGTGTTAACTGTTCCACGATCATGTCGGTGATGGGCACGCCCGAGATGGCGATGCTCGATACCAGCTTGTGGCGCTTGACCACTTCCTCGGCGTCGCGCATGGCCTTCTTGTAGCCTGCCATGTACTGACTGTCGCCTTCAACGATCATGGTGATGGCGTCGCGGACCAGTGAAGAAGCTTTGCGTTGTCCAGCTGCTTCTTTCAGCTTGTCGTAGATGTCTCGTCGCAAGTGGACTGAGTAAGGGATTAAGCGGTCATCCATGCTTTGAACTCCTGGAGAATGTATTTAAATTGTTGTGCTGCTTCTGGGTTGGTTTTCAACTCAGTGCGGGATTGAATGTGCAGTTCTTCACGTAGCCATTCGATAGCTTCCTCCTCGGATGCCTCGAAGGTGTGGCCGATCTCATGTAACCACTCTTGGAACTTTCGGTCGGCGCAGAGCATTCCTGCCTGTTGGACGATGTCCTTGGGGCGGGGCAGCTCCTGTTCTCGGTTCATGGGTCGCTCGTTTTCATTGATGCGAACCATGACCACCTGATACCGTGCGCCAACATAGTCGCGCATGATGGCATCAGGCACTTCGTCAGGATGGATATTCAGGGTAAGGATATACCCAGTCTTATCCTGCTTGATGGCGACCTTTACGGCCTCGAAGTGTGGATGTGTCATGGTCAAAATGGCAAGTCTTCCTCGGGCATGTCATGGCGTGGAGCCTGACGTGGTGCCTGAGGTTTGTAGTCGTCGTACTTCAGGCTCAGGAAAGTGCCTTTGGTTCCTTGGCGTTTCCATCCGCTGATCTTTACCTTTACCGAGAAGCCGTCTTCGGATTCTTGGATCAGTTGCTGGAGCAGGCTGATGTCGAGGTCGATGCTGCCGTTGTAGTCGGGGGCTTTCTCGCTACGCTTTGGCAGTTTGGCTGCGAACAGTGCGCCGGAGTTTGGGTATTGGTTGCTCATGCTTTTGATTCCTTGTGTTGTTTGAAGATTGCCATCAGTTCGTCCCACTTGGTCTGGTTAACAGACTTGAGTGTGCTGAAGATGTTTTGGTTTACCTTGAAGATGGACATCACGTCCGACTTGCTCTTGGCGATTTCCAGAGCGAGCTTGGTTGCTTCGAGTAATAGTTCCACCCAGTTGTCGATATCAGCGCCAGGATCGGTTGTTATCTTGAGCATCCAAGGGCCTTCTACGCCGGACATTTCTGCTGGGGCGGTCTTTGGTAATTCTGCCACTACTGTCTTGGCTTCTGGCTTGGGCTTGGCTGGTAGCGTGGAACCGGCAACGGCATCTACTTCGTCATGCTCTGATAGCTCTAGGGCGATCAACCACATGTATCGGCGCATGTAGGTATGCGTGCTACCCAGAGACTGGATAGGCTGGCCTTTGGCGTTCTCTGCCATGACGGTGGGGCTGCTGAACTGAACTGATCCGCCGTTGGGCTCGTTGTCAAATATGTCCAGTGTGGTGACGGCGGTATTGATGTTAAACACACCGCATAGGCCTACGGCGTCCATCAGCTTGTGGGCAGTTGGCATGAAGTCGCCAAGCTCGAAGTATTCAAAGCCAGCGAACTTGTTTTTGCCGGACTTCTTGAGGTTTAGCTTGGAGAGTTCGTATCGAACTGCTTGGAGTTTTCTATACACTGACATTGTTTTTCCTTTGTTGATTGGATGGGTGGAGCAGCCATTTCGGGCCGAGCAGTTTAATGGACTGCTGTCGCTTTGCTTCGTTGGTTTCGGCCAGTACACGCAGAAGCTCTGGCGTGACGGGGCCGTGGAATATGCTGTCGCTGATAGGCTGAGGGTTCATCAGCTCTGGAAAAAATATGTGTTTAATGTTCATTTGTTTCTCTCCTTGTTAATCCCTGCCATGAATCCTTTGTCCCATGCCTTCGCCCAGCAGATGCACCACAGGTCGTAGTAGCCACGGTTAAGCGGGAAACCAAAGCCTTCTTCTGAAAACATGGCCTTCACGTCTTTGCGCTTTATGAACGACTCCCACGAATTGTCTCGTTCACGGTTCATTAGTGGCACATCATCAAACAGTCCTTCAGTCATTCTGTTTCTCCTGAATTAAGCATTTTTAAACTTCCAACAGTTTCGTTGCCGCAGCCGTCGCCGTCGCCGAAGCCGTTGCCGTTTCCGTAGCCGTAGCCGTAGCCGTTGCCGTCGCCGTAGCTGTAGCCGAAGCCGTAGCCGTTGCCGCCGTAGCCATCGTCGCCGTCGCCGTCGCCGTTTCCGTAGCCGTAGCCGTCGCCGTCGCCGTAGCCGTAGCCGTTGCCGTTGCCTATTGGCCTAAACATTAAAGCCCCCAATCATCTGCAACGGGAACGCAAAACACTTCTGCATTTTGAGGCAGGTCAACACCTTGCGGTAATGGTTTGATAATTGCTTTATCGCTCTTTGGATTAGCAATTACGCCATCAAATCCAATTGATTCCCATCGGAATAACCAAACGGCTCGGCTCAGTTTAATGCGTCCATTTTCTCGATTTACATCTCCTGCGAAAATCCAGCCTCGATCAACCACAATTACAGCGCGAATGCCGGTTGGTGCAGGTTGTACGGAATCGGCGCGAACATAATCGACGCCATTGATAGAGATGGTTTCATTTTTCATTTCAATTTCCTTTGTGGTTTGGTTAATCATTCTGTTATTCCTGTTGCATCCAGCGCCATGCGTAAGGCTTCGTCTTTAGTCATGTGTTCTTCTCCTTGAGTTTGGCTTCGATGCGTCTTGCGTAAACATCAATGGTCTGTGTTGGCAAACCTTGTAAGCATTCTTGTATTTCCTCATCCGTCAGCCCAACCCATGTGCGCTGTGGTGACAACATTTTTTGAACATCCCCACACATTACTTTGATTGCGTTGTAGCCTTCAGGATCATTGCTGTCTGCAAGTTCATAAGCCTCTTGCATAATCCTGATTCTGATGGGTTCAAAGTCTTTGTTGCTCATCCACCCCACAGGCTCCTGCACAGGTGCTGCAAGGGCTTGCTTAATGGCGGTGATGGC